TGCCATACATCCTCCTAAATATCTGCTGCTTTACTAGCTCTGCGAACACGTTTTCTCATTGGTTTCTTTCGTGGAGTAGTTACTGTTGTAGTGGAATGGCCTCCACCTTTGACTACTTCCGCCAACCTATCCCAATCAGGATGGATTGAATTCATACAGGCTAGGTTATAGACGCGTAAGTCCAAAGGTTCGTTACGAACCCCTGCCGTAGGTTCCCATATTTCATGGATAACGCCCTTACGTTTAACTTTTTTCTTATGTTCTGAAATAATCCCCTTGAAATACAGTTCATCATACCCTCTAGTTCCTAGAAATTCTTCATCCAAAGGGAAATGAAAATACTTCGCGCCAGGTTCTTCGATGGCCAATCGGTTCATTACCTGTTGTTTCCCATCGTCTACACCTAGCATGACAAGTGGAATTTTGCTCCCTGAAGCTTTACCAATCTTGTAGTTCAAAGGTATACCAGGTGTTCCGGCCGTACCTTTGATGGCAAATCGTTGCTTACTGAAATTCTTTTCACAGTATTCATAGACTTTTGACGTGTAATGACCGCCGGAGTCAATGAAAGCACGTGCTACTTTAAGGCCTGTACCATTCTTAAATCGGTACACCTTATCAAGTACCGCATCAAGTGCATCCCATGTTGCCTTATTATCAGGTTCTCCAAGGATAACGCCCTTACATATTCCCCAACATTCTTCACCATATCCCCAACCGGTGATTTCATACTCTAACCGGTTGTCTTGTGTATCGACGGCACCAGTTAGCAGTAATAAACCCTCTGGAAGGTCTGCACCGTACTTCTCACGGCGCCTAATGAATTGTTGATAGTCTTCAAAGGCACCTTGTTGTGCGTATGATTCACCAAAGCGCGTATTCATGACTACCTTTTCATGGGTAGGGTCGCCTTTAGCTTCTAGCCATTCCCTCATGATGTCATTCCAGGTTAGCCACGGAGACGTGAATCCATTTACAAAAAAACTGCGTATGCCATTATGCAACGCAGCAGGGTTTTTCGATATGTACTTTTGAGAAACTTTCCGCATTTCATCTTCAGAGAATGTAGATCCGCAATCTGGACATCGCCATTTTACATCACTAACTACCACAATCTTCCGCCCTTTAGCGTCCTTGTGTTCCTCGGTCTCACATTCCATTTCAGTATGTCGTATCAAATGATACTCACCACAATTAGGGCACTCATGTTGCCACTCTTCTTGCGTACCTGTTTGATACTCTACATCGATTCGTGAGCTACCTTCATTAGTTGGCGTAGAGAATAACCCCATTACCCTGTTCCAGAACGTTGTCATACGTTTCGCAGCAAGGTCTACTGGGTCACCTTCTGTGCCGGCACTATCTGGGAAGCGGTCTACTTCGTCCGCTAGTAGTACACGCACAGGACGTGATGCCAATCCGGCCGGACTGTTCGCACCACACATAATAAGACGACCACCAGGGAATAACTTAGATAAGATCGTATTCTTACCATCTCGTGTCTTGGCCCCGTCTTCTGATTTCGTTTCATAAAATACTTGTGAAAGTACTTTTGTATCACGGATCATCGGAGAGATACGAGACTTTGAATAATCTTGAGCCAATTCGATAGTCGGTTGAATCATCATAACCGCACATGGGTCAAGATGAGCGTATCGCCCTAGGACATTATTCATTATGTCCGACTTCCCGACCTGTGACGCACTCTTAACCACTACCCGATTGATACCAGGTTGTGTGAAAGCATCCATAATATCCTTTTGATATGGTGCTCTACTCGTTTTCCAACGCCCTGGTTCAGCAGAAAGGCCTTGTGATAGCATGCGATAATCATCAGCCCATTGGCTAACACTAGTTTTTGGTAGTGGTTTTAGGCCCATTTTAGAGACATATTGCCACAATTCTTTTGCCGTTTTCATGCTATCACCTCCTTTTTTGCATTAAAAAAGCGCCTAATTTGGCGCGTTATCATCATCTAATTCATCACTATCCATGAATAATGACGGCGTATATTCACTTAATTCGGATAATTTATCCTCAATTTCTTGCGTTAACAGGTTGTATGCTTCCTCTTTTGTCACACTCTGCAATTGTGGCGCCAATTTAGTTGGCAATCCTAACAATTGTGTGCGCAAATTCACGAGCATTTCTGTCATAACCTGTTCTACAGTATCTGCCGAGTACACTTCGCCGTTCATTTTGGCCAACTTCAACTCAGCAATCTTGCGTTTCGCGCGTTCATTCTTAGCCTTTTCAACCTCAAATACCACATCATCGGAACTGCTTACCTCTTCGACAGAAGATTGCCCCTTATATTTGACATAATTGATAACGGATTTGATAACCAAAATTTGATTTTTTTCATCCGTCGCTAAAACCCCTTCTTGGAGCAGTTGCGAAACACGTTGACGCGAGAGTCCAAGTGCTTTTGCCAGGTTCGACTGCGAGGCCGTTGCTGTTTTCAAATCATCTGTAATTTTCACTTATCAATCAGCCTCCTTTCATTACCTGTATCACTAGCAAGGTCATAAAAAAATTAAAATCTAGGCAAATTTTGGGGTCTCGGCCACCGCACGCTTTCAACTTTAGCCAGAAGGACCCACAAAAATTTTTACTCAAACATTCAACAAAACGTGTAATAATTTAAATTTATTTTTTATTTTTACGATGAGACAGACGGCGCTCATCTTCATGGCGGTGCCGTGCCTCATCCCTATCCACATGTCTCATCATATGGCGTGCATGCGAACATGAACGGCAGTAGCCATTAGCTTTGACGACTATCATGTTAGCGCCACACGTTCCATGATGATTGTCTAAGCATGCAGTCTTATGGCATATCACATTAGGCATACCGTTCACATCCTTTCATTGCCTACTCAATACACACAACTCACAAGGTATAAGTTTCTTAAGGTTGTATAGTTATATATCAAAAGGAGATCAAACATGAATCATTGATTGGTGAGTTGCGTGTATTCAATAGGCACCAGGGGGGGGTGGGGGTATATCATGTGTACAAAACAAAAGGCCCGTATAACTTAGTGGTTACACGAGCCAGATGTTCTGTTGTGAGGACTTTTGGAAGATTGCTCAGTGGCAATTTTCACACTTACAGTATACCATGTTCCGATGTAACCTTTTGTACTGTTTTGTAACGACGAATCTTTTCGACCTCTTCTAAGGCCAATGTATGAAGTCCGCCACGAACACGGACCTCGTTATACATTAATCCCATGTCACACTTACGAAGTAGCTCGGTTACTTCTTTCCAAGTCTTGTTATGTGCATACCGTTCGATTAATAGTAGTACCAATTCATTAGATGATACTCTATATATCGTATCTGTTACATCCTCCTTAATAGCTTGCAGACGTTGTATCTCCCGTTGCTGCATATCTATATAAGATTCAATACCAGCTATCACACCAGATAGGTCTTGGTTACCACCTCCACCAGATACTCTATCCTTGCTGTAGTCCGTGGCTGATAGTGTGTCTTCCTTCAACCTGACCTGTTCTTCAATACGTCTTCTAACAGATGCAATTCGGTCATCAATACCGGTAATCTGTTCTAGGTATTCCTTAGTCGTCACTACTATCACCCCTCTTACAATATTTCCAAAGTTCATAGAGCTTGTATTGGTCCTCGTGTTTCTGGATCACCGTCCACGGACTTTTACCATCCGCATATACAAGTGCATGACCGGTACCGCCCCACACATCATCGATACGATAGAAGTGCCTATGATACCAATGCTTGTTGTCATTTGATACTAATACGCAATCACCTTGTTTAAAGTGTTCCATTCCCCATCACCTCATTGATGTATCTATCCAAATACCACCGTGCTTTCTTTAAGTCCTCTAGCTTGTCGCCTTTGTACCCTGCACGTGCGATATACTTGATGACATTACCAAGATGATACGGCAGTTGTTGATCTTCGATAAAATCAATCACTTCAATCTTACCTCTGGTGTAATGCGATGGATGATTCACGGCATCGTGCTTAATATTACCATACATCTTATCCATATGCTCAGCCGTTGGTACTTGGACAGTTTCTTTGTTACTGTCTTCGATATGTCTTTCTTCTGTCTTTTTACTGTCTTCTACTGTCTTCGATGTGTCTTTCTTATACGGCTTAGACAATTTACTTGCACATGTTGGGCAGTACTTAGGCCAACGACCTAATGGCTTTTCTTTTGTGTAGGTAAAGTCTTCACCGCAACATTCACATGTAATGATTTTACTAACATCTGCACCAGGCGGTGTCATAACCTTTTCACATTCAGGACAATAATCTTCTGATTTTTTAACGGTGAATTTATCACCACATCGTCTACATTTCTTTTGCATAGTCGTTCTCCTCATGTAATTTCGCATACAACAATCCGCGCGATACATTCAATTCATTTGCAATTGCATATATTGAATATCCATCCTTTTGTAATGCTTGAGCTTTTTGAATAATCGCGTTCCAATCTAATTGACGCTTAGGCGCTTTGGCAAGGCCTAATAATTTGAGAGCCTTATCTGTATTCCAATGGCCGTAGATACAAGCGCCTAATGCTAGCCAATTACCGCATGTCATGGGAATGGATTCAGCATTTCTCATATCACATCACCTAGCGTTTCAATATGTACCCAAATCCCTGTGACTGGATTCCAATACTTTTCTGTAATTTCACTACACACTTGGGCATCATCATGCCAATAGTGTAATGCTGTCATACAGTCCTTAAATAACTTAATAAGGTTATCAGTATCCGGCTTTGTGATTTTCCACTCAGGAGCCGCACATTTTTGTTTACCAAAACACCACTTGGTCACTAATCGAATAGGACCTTCCAATGGAATCTCTGGTCTATGCGGTGCTAATCTACTAGTAAATAATGCCCGCGTTTCTTTTACGTCATGTGATTCATAAAATCTAGGTGTACCATTTCTGACAGTCACACGTTTTTGTTGGTGAGTACAGGTAGGAACCTTTTCGAGCGGAATAAAGAATTCAAACTGCATACGATCTCCTTTCTTATATTGCATATAGTCACTATATTGTTTAAGTTCAATTTCACAAACATCATTCGGCTTAGAGTATGTATACCCAACAATCTTATAGTCAGCTATACACTTCCGATTAATGCCTGTAGCTGGATGGTCACGAATGATTCTGCTTAGCCAAATACAATATGTATTTCTAAAGTATTCATCTACAATACTTCGTAATTCATGGTACGGTTTCTTGAACCACTTAAAGTAATACTTGCCATAAATCTGAATCCAGCCATTAAGTTTGACGCCATCATCCATGGTGATTTTCACATGAACATGTAAGTCATACACTTTATCAATTCTAATATTAAACAGCATAGTCAGGTTTCCCCATCTTTCGTCTAATCTTATTCACATTGGATCTGATATAGATATAAGGTTCTGACTTCAACAGGCCATCTGCTTTAAGAATAGCCATATCTTTTTTATATTGTTTGTAGCTAGCACATTTGCCATGACAGCCAATTGTACGATAGCCACAATCCTTACATGGAGTCTTCATACATATCACACACCATCTCTTTTTCCATTGCTACTGGGGGGAGTTTCTTATACATGTCATATACTTTGTCTGCATTTACATCATATTGTCCACCTAACCAAGATATCTCTTCGATATATCTTGTATTAATAATTACACTTTTAAGTCTTTCTTTACCTATGATATAGTCTTCATTACGTATAAGAATGATTGCAGGTTCTCCCATTAATTTTTGTAATATTCTATCTATATCACTAGCTGATATAAATCTGTTGCGAACTAACATTTTTCCATTTGTTACAATACGAATCCATCCTGTTCGCATAAGTCCATCAATATTACCAATAGCTACTTCAAGAAAAACTTCTTTATTCATAATTACCACCTCCGAAGGAAGAAAATAAAAATCGTTATGTAAGGTAAGAGAAATTTTAAAGGAGGAGGGTAGAAAGGGGAGACTTTAGTCCCCTTTTTACCCCTTTGAAATTTTTCTCTTACATCGGGAAATAATGAAAGAAATACCTATATATATATATAAGGTTCTTCCTCCCTATTGTTAACCATTAACACGTTCTACAAGTTCACCTAATTCAACTTTATAAATAGGGATTTCTTTTAAGTAATTTCTAACAGTACGTTCACTGACATTCATAATTTCAGCTACACGTTTTATATCTGCTCGATTAGAGAAATTACTTTCAGCAGCTGCAATGTTAAAAGCATCAACTAATTGTTGTTGTTTCTTTTCTTTGGCCGCTTGTTTCCGTTTGTTCATTTTGTCTAAGCCTTTAGCTTGTGCCGAATCAAACTCAGCCATAGATAAGAATCCACCTTCATCAACTCTGTGAATTGGATAATCGAACCATAAATCCACAGGTTTAAATCTAGGGAATTCTCGAAGCGTACCTTCCATTCTCCATGCAGTACATTGGCTAACATCAACCGGAGCGCCAGCTAATTTGCTTTCATCCAAGTTATCTGCTTCTAGTTCAAGTAGATCAATTAATGCATCAGGGTCACGAGCAAATACACCAGAACCAGAGGCGCGGTCCATAGAACGCTTAGCCGTTTGGTTCCCTTTTGAATGATGATGACAATAAATGACGGCACATTTCAGTTCGGTACATACCTTGTCGAACTGATTGCAGAAATTAGCCATTTGGTCAGCACTGTTTTCATCGCCTGTAATTACCTTATAGATAGGGTCGATAATAATAGCCTTATATCCTTTTTTTTCTGCTCTACGGATTAGCTTAGGTGCTAATTGGTCCATAGGTAGAGACTTGCCACGCAAGTTCCAGATAGAAATATTGGCTATGTTAGTAGGCTGTTGGTCTAGTGCTTCATATACGTCCTTAAACCGATGTAAACACGATGCACGGTCAAGTTCTAAGTTAACGTATAATACTTTCCCTTGCGCACAATCGAACCCAAACCAAGGCTTTCCTTCAGCAATTGAAATGCATAATTGGATAAGTGCAAACGATTTACCAGCTTTAGACGGACCAGCGATGAGCATTTTATGGCCTTCACGAAGGATGCCATCGATTAAGCTAGGTGCTAAATCCGGCATATTATCCCATAATGCATCCAATTCTTCAGGCTCTGGAAGGTCATCATTAACAGTGGATATCCATTCTTCCCATTCTTTAAATGACTCTTTACCAATATTGGTAGCCATTAGGAATTGAGGTTTACCCGCACGCATGACACCGGGCATACGAGATAACCGGCTAGGGTTCTTGTTCTGTTTATCAACAGTAAACCCATTCTTTTGGACGATTTTATATAAAAAATCAACACGCGTGCGGTACTCGTTATAATCATTGGCATCGATGTGTACAATAGCATGGATACTTTTTCCACCGCTATATACCATAGCTGCAATAGGCAGTTCTAACTGTTCAAGAATCGCCTTTTGCTTACCAAGTTCCATTTCATCAGATTCAATTAATGCAAATTTGTAAGATGTGACGTTATTATTCTTCACACCTTTACCGTCTAGTGCATTAAATCGAATCCAGGCGCCCGCTTCTTCGTCTAAGGTACCAATTGCATCATCAACTTTCTTATTGGACCTTAGAGCGTCTAATATTTGATTTTGCGTGCGTCCAAAACTTCCTTTTGTAGGTGATTTGATTTCATGGCCGTCTTTACTATCGATATGCGTGTATACGGTATTTACGTATCCAACATAATCTTCTGGGTCAAATAATATTTCTAAATATTTGATAAGATCTGCCACACGTTGTTCTTCAGGATAATGCTTTGGAATTTCAATGTCCGCAGATTCTACCCATGTTTTATCGATGATTTTGTATGGATCCGAATTAGCCATAACCATGGCTCCAAACGGAATAGCTGTATTATCCCATTGTCTACTAGAGGTCCAGCCATTATCCTTTGCCATTTGTGTAATCGTGGCACCTGTGATTTTCTTGCCTGTATAGGCCCCGAAAGAATTCCATTTGGCTTCGCATTCACCTAGATGGAATCGTTCACCATCATTAGCGGACCATTCTTCCCATATGAACATTGGATATCCTTCATGGTGAAGTGCAAGGCCTACATTCAGCCATTCTTCGTAGGAGCAATCGACAGGGTCGATATACTCCAACACTTCTTTTAAATCTAACTTCTTTTGTTGTTCCATTTGCACTCCTTTATGATGGTTGGTATGTTGCAGGACTTATGCCTTTGGGAATTCGCCAACCACTGGCGCTAATACGGCTTATCATGTTAGAGGCTTGGACATTTGTCCAAGTCCCCACATTTTTAAATCCTTTATTTTCTAAGAAACGGATCTGCTTAGGAGTGGATAACCCTTCAGCCTTCCGTTTATGTAATCTGTCAATAAGTAACGATGCTTTGCCGGCATCTTCAATCGCATCTGGATTAAGACCAAAGTCTTCGATAGTCTTCTTTTGCTTATCGGTAATATTGGTAGCTTGCCAGCCAAATGACGGCGTATAATGCGTTAAATCTTCAGCTTGAATGGAGAATTCAAACTGTAATGGATCTACCAACTTCGCCTTTTTCTTACGCATAGCTTCAAGTTCTTTGGCCAATGCTGCTTCGCGTTCTTTAAGCACATCATGTTCAGCCTGAGCCTCTGCTTCCTCTAGTACCATGCTTGATGTTTCTAATATCTGCGTCATCTTGTCTGCTACGTCATCTGATTTAGCGATTAGATGAGCTGGTCTACATAATGAATGCTTTTCATAATGCCATAAGAAATCGAGCACCAATAAATGGTCTTTTCCTTCGCATAACCTAGTACCTCGGCCAATCATTTGCGTGTATAACGCTCTTGATTTCGTTGGCCGTAGTACGATTACACAGTCAACACTAGGACAATCCCAACCTTCCGTTAATAGCATTGAGTTACAGAGTACGTTGTATTTGCCGTTGGCAAAATCCTCTGTGATTTCATTTCTGTTTTCACTATTGCCATTCACTTCAGCTGCATTGAATCCACGTTCAATGAGCATGTTACAAAACTTTTGGCTAGTTTCAATAAGCGGTAAGAATACGACTATCTTGCGGCCTTTATAGTCGAGTAATGTATCTGCAATTTGTTCTAAATACGGATCCAATACACGGCCTACATCACCGGCTTGAAAATCACCAGCCGTCATTTTGACATTAGTGAAATCGATGTGAAGTGGTAAGGTTTGTACTTGTATCTTTACCAAATATCCACTGCTGATAGCTTCACGTAAGGTATATTCATAGGCTAAGCTATCAAATGCTTGCCCTAAGTTCTTCATATCTGCTCTATCTGGTGTAGCAGTTACACCAAGAACATCAGCTTCGTCGAAGTAATTTAAAATAGCTTGATAGCTATTAGATAAAGCATGGTGTGCTTCATCAATAATGATCGTGTCAAAGTAGGTTTTGCTAAAAAGAGAAAGTCGACTATCGCGACATAGAGATTGAACAGAACCGACTATGATGCGGTCCCATTTTCCTATGCATGATTGTTCGGCTTTCTCCGTTGCAGTAGTAAGTCCAGATGCTTGCATGATTTTATCTGAGGCTTGTTGAAGTAATTCTTCACGATGCGCCAGGATTAATACACGTTTGCCTCTTCGAACGGCCTCTTCTGCAATCTTAGCGAAACAGATAGTCTTGCCTTAACCGCACCCCGTTGGTAATACCAACAGGGTGCGTCTGTTACCTTTCTCCCACTCTGACCATACGGCATTGACTGCCTCTGTCTGATATGGTCTAAGTTGCATTAGAAACCTCCAAAGCCTTCATCTGGCTTATAGAATTTAGCAATTTCGTTGGCTGTACCTTCGGTGCCATCGTTCTTTTCATATTTACGATGTTTAAGTTCAAGGGTACCTGTTTGGCCAATTAATAGATCAGGATTAGCCATAAACTTTTCATTTGGTTTAGCTAAACCAGTGGCGATGAAGATATTGGATACTTTCCACATCATGGAGGGAATCCAGTACAATCTTTCAGTGACTTTATTCTTCCCTAAATCACCACCGTCGGCTTCTAATGTTACGACTGCTTTTGGTGTATTGGCCGGAATTTTAGCCGTTGCTACATCGGTATAACCCTTTTCAACATTGGTGATAGTGAAAGGATATTTACCAGGAGGAAGGAGTGTGAACTCCTTAACCTCTGCTACTACTTCAGAATTGAATCCTAATGCTTCTGTTCCTAATTGTTCGAATGCACTGCTCATAATTTGTTACCTCGTTTCTTATTTATTAATAAATCCAACAATTTTGTCCCACATTGGAATAATCCAACCATTCACGAATGCAGGATCATAATTTTCAAAAGGAGTACCAGCTGGGTATTTACCACGAGCCACTACAACAGACTGTACTTGGTCTAATGTAATACCATCTTTTGCCATTAAATCTCTTAATGATTTAGGGATAGGCGTTTCAACTAATGGAGTATCAGTTTCTTCTCTTACTGCCTTTGCTTTTGTTTTAGCTTTAGGCTCAGCTTTTGGCTTTTCTTGAACCGCTCCAACTTGTTCTTTTGCTGCTTCTGTTACCTCTGGAGGATACTTATTAGCGTCTTCTTTTAGCACTTCTTCAGCTGCAAGAGTTGGCAATACATCTTCTGGAATGACGTGAGCAATTTGGCTGTATTCAAATGGCATTACATCAGGTAATCCATGCCGATTTTTAGCATCCCAAGCAGGATTATGTGTCGCATACATCAACCGCTTGCCATTAACTGCTTTCTTCTTATTGGTAGTTGATGTGATGATTTCGTTTTTGTAATTAGCGAATAGCACCATGTCGGCCCATTCTTTAATGAGTGGTGATGTTTGGCTACCAGTTTTCTTACCGAGCTTTAATTCAAAGCGATCATAGGCACCTAGTTCGTCCGGTTGCTCAAATTTTCTGATTTGAGCATGTGCCGTAAGGACTACATTCATACCAGCATCAATTACTTCATCAAGTAGATTCAAGAACCGCCCCATTTCCTCACGAACAAATACATATCCATTACCATATCCGAAGTCTTCAATACCTGCTTTATTGTGCTTATTGCAGATATATTCAACACATAACTGTTCAGCCCAATCGATAGTATCAATTACCAATGTTCGATATAGCCCTGGCATCATAGCGAATTCTTTTACATATGAAATTAGCATTTGCCATGATGTAGGTTTATCAGTACGAGCCACATCTAAGTGGTCAGTACTGCCTTCTGTATCAATAAATACAGGTGATGGGAATTGACTTGCAAATGTTGTTTTACCAATCCCCTCTACACCATAAATCACAACTTTTTGAGCGCGTTTACGTTTGCCGGTTATAATGTTCATTACCATTCACTCCAATCTTCTGAAACCGTAATATCTGTTGCAGGTGCTTCGACTTTAGGCTCTACCTTTGCTTTAGGTTTAGCTTTAGTCTTTGTCTTAGCGGTTCCTGTTGTACTGAATTCTTCGCCTTTAATGTGGCCATCTTCGATGATGATAGAGCATTCATCCTCGTTATTAGTAACGCGTGTAGCGATTACTTGTAAGCCTTCTTGCTCTAGCCATTCTCCGAACTCTTTCATCGTATCGACGTCCATTTGTTCCATTTTATCCATGAGTACAAATCCACATTTAGGATTAAGAGCTCGCACGATAGCAGTGGCTACTTTTAGTTGTTCAGCACCGCTCATGCAGTCCCATTGGCGATCATTGTAGATGAGGACACCATCTTGAATGGATAGACCAGGTAGAGGCATATCCACAGATTCAAGAAGTTTATTCTTACGTTCACGGATGTCCTTGATAGTTTCCGTGAGTTCTTCATATTCTTGATTGAAATCTGCTGCTTCTTGTAATGCACGTTGACGTTCTTGATTAGCACGGACCTTAGTGTTGATTTCATCAACAGATCTGATTTGTTCTTCAAGTTCTGCTGTGGATTCATCTTCTAAGTCTTGCGCAGCAGTTGTAGCGATATTGTAATCCTCTGCCAACTGCGTTTGCTTTTCCATTAGTTCATCAAGTTTCGCCTGGTATTCATCAATACGATTGGCCACTGTCTGCATTTCAGTTTGGATGGCCAATACATGGTTACGTTTTTGCTTATTTTCTTCATTTTTAAGCAAAATGCTTTGTTGTTGCTGGATGAGTTCAGAAGCACTCACCAATTCATTAGGCGCATCAGCATAGGCAGGTAACTCTTTAGCATATTTGTCTTTCTGAGTGGCTATTTGCCCTATAGAATGACGTTTTGAGTAGACCTCTTGGTATTCACCTTCGAGTTTCTTTAACTCGTCTTCTACGCCCAATAATTGAAGTAATTCTTGAGCCTTTTCTTTGTCACTCATCTCCATGAATTTTGGGAGGTCTAATGCTAGCTGACCAATGAAGGAATCTAAAATCTTTTGGCCAGATTTCTTGCCTTCCGGATCTAGTACTTTTAGTGTGCTATTAGCACCAGTTCGAGTGACCACTAAGCCATTGGATAGCTTTACTTCTAAACGTGGTGGATTATAACTGCCTTCACGTTGTGCCGTTGATGGCTCGAACTTGGCACCACCAAGTGTCCAGGCGATGGAGTCAAGAATGGAGGTTTTACCCTGTCCATTCTTGCCACCGATTACAGTGAGTCCATTTATTGTTGGCTCATATGAAACGGCCTTAACGCGTTTCACGTTTTCTAATTCGAATGAATTAATTTTGATTGTATCCATAAGTCCTCCTAGGATAAGTCCTTTTTAATATTTGTACATACATGCGGTTTGTTGACGAACTCCATATTAGCGATGGTTAATGCCGTGATGAATTCTATTGGATGTTTAGAATGATTCCTGGCCATGCATATGCATCCTGCTGATAACATAGCGATTACAATATTTTCATCTTTAATATTGGTATTCGCTTTTACTCCGCATAATTGACCTTCGGTATATTCGATGGTAAGATTTAACTTTTTTACTTCCATAGCTCCACCTTAGATCCCTTTTTGCGCATTAACTTCTTCGATTAATTGATTAACAAGTGCTTCTAGTTTGCTGATCCGGCTATCTTTATCTTTAGCCTCTGCAATGTAATCAGAGCCTTTGCCAGTCTTAAAGGAAACGCTTATATTGTATTGGTTTTCAGCACCTAGGGTGGCGCCTACACCAATCATCAAGCGTTCATTTGGACGGATGAACGCTCCAAGTGCTACTGCGTTGCTATTACGATAATGGCCATAGCTAACTGTGTAGCTGACCTTATCATTACGATTAAAGTCAAGCGGATGCAATCCGGCTAATGCTGCGGAACTTGCGCCTAATTTATTTAAGCGTGCATTTGTTTGATTGATTTTAGCCATGCCTACTTGGTTTTGCGCTCTTAATTGACGCATGTTAACCGCATCAGTATCTGCTACACCGTCCGCTACATCGTGTAGTTGTTGGTCACCTGCAGTAATGTTTTGAGTTGTGAACTCAATATGCTTACCATTACTGTTGGCAGTTATGCCGTTCATTGTGTAGCTTGCAGTATCTAATGTATTTGTATTTTCTAATTTCAAACCATCATGAGTTACAGCTGCGTTTGTATCATCATTAAAGAAATGAGCCTTTTCTTTATTTACAACACTACGAACAGTATCTACATTTGTTCCAAAGTTAACAGAGTTCATGTCATGTAAATCTTTGTTTACATTCACGGAAAATTCCATGCCACCGTTTAGGTTGGTTGTTTGAGATACTGTTGTATTATTACCGTCACCTACTGTAGTGAAATTCAATGAGTTAATGACTGCATTTAATTGGCTACCATTCACCGCATCAGTAGATGTGGAATCAATTCTCCCTGCAGCTACATTTGTAATAGTGCGTTTATAATTCATTACACCGCTCATACCTGCTTTATTTGTAGTACCAACAGAAACAGTACTATCAGCTACACCACCGGCGAAGTCGAATTTCTTGCCATTGATGTAAATATGATCTGTGCTAACAGCAGTATCAGTAGTAGAATTTGTGCCTAATGCTACTGCATTAGGTGTGTCAGCTAATGTATTATTGCCAATCGCTAAAGCGTCGATAGCTCCGGATTGTGCATGAGTACCTACGGCAATAGCGCCTTGGCCTTTAGTCTTAGAGTTGGAACCAAAGATAAGTTGCTCTTTAGAGTTGTCGAGCACTTGGTTGTTGTAACCAACCACAACGCCGTGACCGCTGTCCACGGCTCCATTGTTGGAGCCAATAACTGTGGCATTCTCTGCATTGACCGTGTTAGTCCGGCCAATGACTACAGTGGACTCGCCGTTTGCGTAGGCACCATTTCCGATGGCAATAGTGTCATATGCTGTTGTTCTAGCCTGTGAACCAATCGCTACCGTGTACTCTGTGAGAGCTTCGGCATGCGACCCGTAAGCGAAGCTGTTCCGCCCCATCGCTTTGGAGTCATTCCCGCCAGCGAAAGAGTTGGTGCCGTTAGCCACGTTATTCTCACCGAAAGCTACGGCATTATTTCCGCCTACGGTATTTTGATAGCCGACAACGCCAATGCTTTTAGCGCCGTTAGTAACTACGTTGTCTGTGCCACCGATGAAATTGTTATCGGCTGCAAATACGTTTACTGTCAAAGATGCGATTGTTGCTGTCATCAATAATGTCTTATTCATTGTGTTTATCTCCTATATTTTGTACAATACAGGTAGAGTATTTTGCAGATTACTCTACCAAGTCCGCTATGGTTTCCTACGCCATTTCTTAGCGGACTTTTCTTTTTTCATAAAACTTTACTTCTCTGTACCAATAATTACTGAGAATTAATAATGTGAATCCTAATAGAATTTGAAGTGTTGCTGTATAGAAATCTATTCTGTCAATTTCTATAGAACCGATAGTTCCAGCTATCATGAAAAATGCAACTACTCTCAACGCCCATACTAGCTTAATCATTCTTATATCCTTTCCATACTCTGTACAACTCACTAATATCTTTATCTTCCAACTCATCTACTAATTCATTAGCTAATTTGTCGGCCTCACGATGTGCAATTTCATTGCCGTATTCGTAAGAGTTTGTTGCATCTGGACATTGGTATCTTGTGTAATACTCGTTGTCATATTCTGCTTTATAAATTTCATCAAGCAGTCTTTTATGAAGAGCATCGGCTACAGGTCTATAAGCACCGCTATCCCACTTAATCGCATTTCCTATGAATGTACGAGCAGATTTTAGAATCTCATCTGTCAATACTTCACATTCTGTTATGTCGGCTACGTGCGATTTAGCCATTCGTAAGAATTCTCCGTATATGTTCATTTGTACCCTTTCTATTCCCCAATTCGTGCCTGGCACCGTTTGGCGAGCCAAGCATTAAACGATTCAACGTGGATAAGGCGCTTACCTCCGCGCTTCCCAATCTTCATGGAAGGGAAGTCAAAGTCCTGTGCCCATTCACGAATAACAGTTTCTGGAACACTTGCAAGTTCTGCAGCTTCCGCTACTGTGATGCACATCTTGTTCATAATTACCTCCTAGATTTGTAATGCGGTAATCACAGCAACAATAATAATGAATACGCTAATTGCAGCAGTTAGACCGATTGCTAATAGCCACAAACACAGGCTAATTACTGCGTTGATATCATTCTTTGTTTTTTTTGTCATATCCTCACTCCGTAACGGTTTAACCGTAAATGACTATAAAAAAATAATATCATCATAGGCTACATTGAAGACCTCTTGTATCTTTTTGATATGAGGAACATCTGGAAATGAGCGTTTGCGCTCCCAGTTTCCCCATGTATCAACAGATACGCCAACATGCGTTGCTGCAGTTACTTGAGACCAATTTCTTGATGCTCGTAGCATCTTTAGAGTGTACTTCATAAGCTTCCTCCTTTCTGTTATGTAGTTCCTGTTTACAGTTATCATTGTAGTACGGATAAACCGTAATGTCCATAAATTAAACATAAATTATTGTAAAATTTCCGTAAATTATTGATTTTTTTACGGACTTATCGTAATATATAGGTATATTAAAGATATTAATTTGAGAGGATTTTAACATGAGTGATTTAGGTAATAAGGCCATTATGGCTGAAAATATCCAACGCTTAATGGATAGTCGAGGAATAGACCGCAATAAAATTTGTGCAGATTTAGGTTTTAAATACACGACTTTTACAGATTGGGTTAAAGGTAATACATACCCAAGAATTGATAAAATAGAGATGATGGCAAATTATTTTGGGGTGCCTAAATCTCAATTAGTAGAGAAGTATGTTGAAGACGGATATTATTCTGATGCGGAAGCAGCAGAGTTCGCTGAGTACTTACGGACTAGACCAGGTGCACGCATGCTTTTTTCTGCAGCAAAAGATATTACCAAAGAGGAGATGGAAGAAACCGTCAAATACATTGAATTCTTAAAATCCAAGCATAAGTAATACACACAAGGGAGAGTGGTAGTATTGGTTATTAACCTTATTTATTGTGATTTACCAAATGCAAAAGCAGTTTCTGAAGAATCAGAAGATATAGACACTCATAATATTTACATCAATAAAAATCTCCCCCATGATCGCATGAGGGAGGAAATAAAGCATGAATTAAGTCATATTATTCGTGATGACTTTTATGTTGATCATCACGTTAATTTAGTCGAGCGTATGGTTAGAATGTCTCAAATTGAAGATAATGACCTTAACGGAATCGACTTTTACCATCATATTATTTAACACAGGGAGATTTTAAAATGAAAAAGGGATTAGTATTAGCAACAATATTTGCATTATGTTCAACAATGATGGTTAGTGCCAAGGAATTTAACGATGCACGTTGGCAATGGTTCTATTCAAATTCTGACTACACAGGAAAAGTCGATTTGAATACATTATCTTATGACCCATCAACAGACACTGCTCAAGCTTGGGCTGTGTGGGTACAAACTAGAGGGTTACAAGAATTAAGAGAATACGATATTCACTTTGCCAATTCTTCTGTTACTATCAAACATTATTATATTTATAAAAATGGATCTGATACTGCTATTAATGAAGGTACTGCAAATAACACTCGCACACCTGCACCAGGTAGCGGTGGTGAAGCACTTATTGCTTCTGTAAAAGGATTAGTTGGTCGTGATACTAAACTAGCAGATTATAAAAAGCAACAAGCAGACGAAGCACAAGTTCAGGAACAAAAGCGCATTGAAGAACAGCAAGCAGCTGAAAAGAAAGCTAAGCATGAACGCAATCGAGATATTTTAAGAGGAATATTTGGGATATAATTCATTAAATTTTGCTATTCCTCCCATGCTTGGGAGATGGCTTTTCTATCAGCGTGTGATATACTATAGGTACCAGTACCCATCCACGCTTCAGAGTTAACCACTACAGCGCACCAGGATGGGTCTTTTTGTTGAAAAAAGCCAGTCATCACGTAGGTTGCTTCGAATTTGTTGATGTTAACAAATTCGTTGAGAACAAAAAAATAAGCCCTCACCGCAGTGAGGGCCATTAAAAACTACATACCTTAGAGGTACTTCATTTTTACTCCAATAACATTATATCATAAAACCTCTAAGGCTTATTAACCATGCCAAGGAGGTTATTTTTATGGCTAAAAAACGAACCGATGGACGCTACCAAGTATCCAAAATGATAAATGGTAAGCGTAAATACTTTTATGGTACTACCAAAAAATCTGCCATAGAATCTATGGAGAAATATATAAATACTAATCAATCATGTGCTAATTTCGATGATACTATTTCATTAAGCACCTGGATTAATATATGGTTGAAACTAAAGGAAAAAACTGTAACACCTGCCACATATCAAAGTTATACTGGTATTATCAATCGCTATATCAGAGATAAAATCGGCGGCATAAAGTTAGCTGAAATCAAACCTAATACATTACGTTATGTCTTTGAATCAATGGATGGATTATCATCAAGGACTATATCCTACACCATGACAATTCTAGGATCCATATTAGAGCAGGCGGTAAAAGATGACATTATCCCTAAAAACTATATGAAAAATATAGATAGACCAAAGCAAGTAAAAGTCAGACATATGGTAACGCTAACTGCAGATGAAGTTAAAGACTTTTTATCGAATATATCGAACACAGAACATCATTCACTCTTTAAATTAGCATTTGCAACAGGTATGCGTCGGTCTGAATTATTAGGCTTACGATGGTCTGATATCGATTTTAAGAAATCAACTATATCTATTTCACAAACAGCACTCAAAATCGGATCAACTGCAGTTATATCCAATACAACTAAAACGGCATCCTCAAAACGGATTATTGCCATTGATACGGAAACACTTCAGGAACTTATGAAGCATAAAACAATCATTGATAAGCGTAGAATAAAAACAATGAACTGGATTAATAATAACCTTGTATTTCCTGGTATAAAAGGCGGTCCCCGTTGTCCTGATGAAGTCAGCAAGCTATGTAAAAAATACGCCAATTTAATCGGCAAGCCATCTTTTACTATGCATGGTACAAGACATACTCACGCCACCCTTCTCATCGAAAATGGGGCCAATATGAAAGCCATACAAGAACGCCTAGGCCATGCTTCATTCCAAGAAACAATGGATACCTACTCACATGTGACACCTAAAATGGAAGATGACATCGTGGAACGTATCTCTAAAATATTCTGATGTCAAAATGATGTCAAACCCCACAAGACTTTATGATGTCAAACAAAAATAAGGGCTTACAGAATTACCTGTAAGCCCTTATTTAATCAGCTTGGTGCGGTTGGAGGGACTTGAACCCTCACGAGCGTACGCTCACCACCCCCTCAAGATGGCGTGGCATTTAACACATATTTACAAAACCAACAAATCCAGTAGTTATCTACATTATTAATATCTATATAGTTATATATTTCACTATATTTTTAAATAAAATGATGTCAAAATGATGTCATTTAGAATATATACATTATATATTATGATCCACTTCTTCACCATATAGCCTTTCCATTCCTTGGCGAGTTACAAGCCACATTTTCCCCGACTTCTTAAACTCGCCTTCTTTAAAACCATTCTTTACACGACCTCTACAATTCTGTTTCAATGAGTCCGCAGTAACATTCCACCGTTCTGCAGCCTCTTGTGTTGTCATGATATCATCTAACTCAAATTTCAATTACATCACCCTCTAACTAAACGTTTAATTACTAATATCAAAACAATAATAGTTGCTATATTAATCAACCATTCTAAATATTGCATAATTCACCTCGTTGATTTACAATGATGTTAAGAAGGTGGCGGGGCTTTCACCCGCCTGCTTTTTACTCTTTGCTAACAAGTTTTAGTATTGCTAGTGCCAGTAGCAGTGGCGTTAGCGCATTTGCTAAACTTGTTAGCTTTTCTATTATGTCCACTTGTATCACCTCCTTACAATATTATTATACCCTATATCGAGTATAAAAGCAAGCGTTTTCTTTTAATTTTAACAACAAAAAAAGCCTACCAACATAGATTTAATCTAGGTTAGTAGGCTTTTGTATTATATGCTATCATTTCTTTTTAGGGACGGATAAATGTATGTTGTTTAATATAATGTCCGCATCAGATTTATCCAACATTTCGCCAGCTTTTATTTTATCTAAAATCACTAATAATTTATCTTTGGCATCATCCAAAAATTCTGCACTCTTATGTAATCCGCTTTTTCTGATACTATCTGCATTCTCATTATATTTTGCAACAAAATACTCTAACATTTCTATGAATTTGTCTGAATGTAAATAGTCTTGAATGTAGTCATTTAATATAGTATCCATATACTCCCCCATGATTTTTAAAATACTACTTGCCTATATTATATCATTTACAAACAAAAAGGCCTATCAACCTAGATTTTATTCTAAGCTGATAGGCTATTTATTATGCTATTCAGTTATAAACAATTACTTTACTACTCAACTGACAACTAATAGTTGATAGTTGCGTGTATCCACCATTACACGCTATGGAGATGCACGGATCACCTCAATCTTTTGCTACTAAATAAACAACTGCACCGCCTAATAAGATATTTAATAATTTACTGTTTTGTTGTTGGATTTTCGCTTTTTTGATTTCGCTCTTCTGCTGCTCTAAGTATATCTCTGCTTTGGCCAATGATAGCTTTTGCTCGTTCAGCATCTGTTCTTGCTTTTGCAGTAAGTTCCGTGCCTCTGTCAATTGCGTTTTCTGTTCTTGTATTAAGTTCAATGCTTGTATTAATTCGTTCTTCTGTTCGCTCGTTGAGAGTTTGGCTACTTTCAACTGCATCTCTAGCTCGTTGATTGTATTCAATTGATTGTTGATTGTACTCTCTAACGTGTCGAAGTTCGTTTTGAGCGTTGCGAATTCCTGTGGTGTCAATGTTACTTGCTCTGTCGGCGTAGAACCATATACAGGCAATGATACAAAAGACAATGCAAATAGGAACAGAGATGTAATGAGCGTGAATAAAGTTTTTGATTTTATCATTCATACTTCCCCCTAGTCATACATGTAGTTGACATCAACTTCTTTGTCAGCTACCATTCCGCAATCACTATATTGCCATATTCTGATATTTGGATAATCACATTGTGAATCATATTGTGCACACCATACAGGAACGCTTGGCATTTGACTATAAGCATATGTTTCATCCCATAATAGGGAATATCCACTATATATACCTACATTTTGAAATCCAGCACTCCATAATGTGTTTACAAACCGACTAATGCAATTCGTCATCCCTTGGCTAGTTAAAGCACCAGCATTAATCATATTACGTAATTGGCGATGTTCCTCGTAGTCATACCAAATACCAGCTTGCAAATGGTAATCAGTATATCCATAACTATTGAGCGTGTTAATCACCCATTCCGCCTCTTGTACTGCGGCGGCCTCATCATATGCATGGCTGAAATAATATACACCAACTTCAAGGCCTACACTTAATGCTGCAGTGATGTGTTGCTCAAAGAATTCATCAACGTTATAGTTTTCACCTAATTTAATGATTACGAATTCATTGCCTTCTTCTTTTGCTTGCTGCATGTGGCACTCATCATAATAAGGTGTTCCGTTTTCGTTCTCTTGCCATGCTGAAATATCAAATCCTTTTTTCATTCTTATCACTCCTTTCTGGCATGTTTTGTAATGGTGGTAATTTAGGTTGTTCTTCTAATTTGTCAGGTATTCCGTTTCCGTCCTTATCTATCCATAAGGCAAGGAAACCAACCAATGCAGTTAATACTGACGGAATGAATATATGATCTATGATATTAATACCTACATTAATCAATTTATTCATATCATCAGAAACATACCCTTGAATGAACACCATAATGTACTCAACCACCACTAGCAAAATAGGTACTAGCATGGTTAGTACTAGTACCCTTGTAGCAAGAACACCTGTAGGGTGGAAGTTAGCCACCCTCACAGATTGATATGATTTTTTGATTGAGTTAATGATAGCTGACTTATCCATTGCCCCTCCATGCCTTTATAATTTCAATCGTATATTGAAATATCTTGCCGATGTCGATTAGGTCATCTTCTACCATTTCACGTAGGTTTTCAATGATTGACCAGCATTCGGCAAAAAATGGTATCAACATAAACGCATACGAAAAAATATGGTCTAGGAATAAGTCTGTATTTGGAATAGGAATATCAGGTAATGAAATAAATACAATGGATAGTATCATCCATGCCGGATATTGTATGCATAGTTTCTTTAACAGATCACCTCTTAGGCGCTCACTCATTAAATATCTACGCCGTTCCCCGGTTGTTTTATCAATATACTTACCTTTTCCCCAGCCGTACCAGGTTAACGTTGTTAGTAGCGTAATAGGATTATTAGGCCTGTGATTATCCTTGTTATATCGCAACACTTCTGCAGCAATTCGTTGTATAGTGTCCACAAATAACAATGTAGTGGTTAAAATAATCACTACTCCCATACTAACTAAATGTTCATGCGATACCCCACTTATGAGCATGATTAAAATATCATTAAGAATATCCATTCACTCCCCCCATGCCCTTATGGTTCTTCTTTATCTAAAGCCATTAAATCATTGTGCACGCATCCTTCTGTCGGACACGTGCCGTCCTCATTCAAAGTTGCCCAACAGTATTCACAAAAGTGCATCACTGGTACATCAGATTTGATTTCGTAGTTATCCATTATTTTACCTCCTTAATCTTGGCCACCATTTCGGCATTGAGTTTTTTAAATTGTGCTTGTAAATCATCATATGGCACATTAGCTAACCGTCTACGTAGTAACGCTTGGTCTAACGTTGCAAATCGTTCGTCATAGTATTTGCGAATTTGTGCAATACGTTCCGCTTTTGTCGGTTCATATTCCGTTACTGGAATATCAATGAAAGCACCATTTACGTATGCTTTACCATTTAAAAATTCATCAAGCATAGCATCATCACCATACACATAGTCAGCCGCATCTGGATATTGAGCTTTAGCTTGTTCAAGTAAAGCACTCTCACCAATTGGTGCTAACATACTATCGACGATTGATGTAATACGTCGACCTTCCGCATCAAGTACGTGGATATAATTATTCATTTCTTTTATCCTTTCGTTATTAATAAGGAGGAACATATGAATAGTACTGTTAAGCACTACCCAAGAAATGCGTATCTTCGCATGCACCGCAAAAGTGCATGTGTTGAAACATTTAAAAGTTTATATAAAAAATGGCTGCCTACTCGCATTGGAATTGTGAGTAAATCAGCCATTGAATCATATCGCATTGCCTATGATCATATTCAATCAATTGCTAATATTCCTATTAACTTAATCAAATATTCTGATATGCAATGCGTGATTGATAATATGAGAGATAATGGCCTTTCTTATGCATCTGCCAAGAAGGTCCGCACATTACTTTCATTATTATCGAAGTATGCAATTGTTAATGATGTTGATATTAAAGATTACACTCCATTCTTAAACCTTGGCCATGATGTTAGTGTGTATCCTCATAAGCCATTCACTCGTCAACAAATTAACCGATTATGGTGCCTTAATACTACCGATACATATGGCAACTCTAATACTTCTTTATACCGGTATGAGATGCGGTGAATTGCTATCGTTATGTAAGAACGATATTAACCTCCGCACTAAATGTCTTATAGTACGTCAATCCAAAACTGAGGCTGGCCGTAATCGGTTAATTCCTATTCATAGTCGAATATTACCAATAGTTACAACTCTGTATCAGGATTCATCTGATAAAATACTACCTGTTTCTTATGCTCAATTTAGCAAGCAGTTTAAATCAGTAATGACGGCTATCAAATGTTCTCATTCAACACATGACTGTCGCCATACAGTAGCCACCTTATTAGATAAATACGGCGCATCTCCTACTGCAACTCGTGCCATTCTCGGCCATAAGCATGGAGATATTACGACCAAAGTCTACACGCATAAAGAATTGCGAGAACTCCGCAAAGCCATTGAGTTATTGCCATAGAACCAATGGGGAAAATCACTACGTGGAAACGATAGTTCATGGTATTTGCAAACTACCAATTTCCCAATTGCATTCAATAATGTATATGCAGTCACAACAGGATTGCCAGATAGTGCCAAAGGACCATCCTCAAATAACTCCGATAACGCTATAAAGTACACAAATACAACAATATCATTTGCTCGATTTGAGCATTTCTTCATAGCAGTCGGGAAAAGTTAACCAATGGGGAGCTGAAAACGAATCACGTAATGACCCTACTATTACTAATGCTGAGATTGCTCATAGATACTCACATTCTGTTTGGGTTACATTTCCTATTGCATACACTCAAGAGGTATTCGGCGTGTATGCAAGTAAAGGTGCAGGCGTAAACTGTCCTGGTACGCGTTTGTACAAAAATGATAAGTTCGTACTAGATCATAGTGATAGCAGAAATGGATTTGTAACACATTGGATATCTATCGGAGTTTAACCAATGGGGACATATAGCAGATGGAAAAAATGTTAATAGGATTATTTCTATTTCATTGATACTTCCTTGCAACGGTAAATACGTAGCACTTCCAGTAGGAGAATCTAATAACACTAACTTTAATGATGCACTAGATCATACTTGTGCTGTGATTGCTAAAACGTCAACATCATTCAAAGTACAAATAGATGATTACATGACAGGAATAAGCTGGATATGCCTAGGAATATGCTAACCAATGGGGAATAGTTAAAAGGGGCCGTATTGATATGTGGTATACATCACCTACACAATTTCCAATTGCTTTTACGGAAGTATATGTAGGAGTTGGCACTATATTAGAATCAGCAACGGAGCGTTCTTCTAGCAATTTTGATAATGCCATTCGCCTTAGTTTAGACAAAATCGAATTTGCAAAGTTTGAACATTATTATATTGCTCTTGGCAAATCCTGACCAATGCCCTCCAATGGGTAAAAACTAAAGAAACTGCACAGAATAATCCGTTGCCTTTCCCTATAGCATATAGTACAGATTTCATTGCGGGTGTTGCTTGTTTTAATGACGGCCCTACTAGCTATGCACCATGGACTAAAGTAAATAATAAAGCAAGTTATTTTGCTGGATTAAGTGGAGATTGGAGTCCGTATTATGTAAATAAGGAAATAACTTGTATATTCGTTGGAATATAACCAATGGGGATACAAGAAAAGCGTATACGTGTATGATGGAACAACTTATCCTATTACATTTCCTACTGCTTTTGATAATGAGTGTTCAGGCGTTTGGCCATCTATAGAACACAAAACATCGGTAGGAGGTAATGAGGTGTTCTATCATAGCAATAAAAGTACAACAGGATTTACTCTTATTGCTGATGCTAGTCACTCTCCATATACTGTTGACGGTGTAGTCTATTTAGCGATTGGGCATTAAGCAGAAACACCAAACGAAAATACGCTACATTTGATATTGGGGTACTTAAACACAGTGTCATTTGTGAACCATACTTTGAATTTTAATTGGTCATATTCTGTGATTAAATTCCAATCTGCTTCACGTGGATTTTTGTATTCAGCCTTAGCAAAAAAGCAGGTAGAATAAGGAATTATCCAATTATGATATTGTCCATCCTCACCACTTACTCCCCATTGGATAGTGAATCCATTTGCAAACTTCACAAACCCATTCTCCTCAAGCCTTTGGGCCACGATGCCACCCATTCCGAGAAGATTTTTTATATCTTTCAAAGTAGCAACTGGATTTTCTTGCCAGTTAGTCGCACCAAGGATTTTGGCAATCATAGCCGTAATAGCTGGATGGGATGAAATATCTGTGTTATGAGTAGCTAATTGACTCTTTAAATTTTGAAGAAGTCCGCCATGTGCATTTTCATCATCATTATGTTGTTTAACGGCTTCTGTTAACTGCTCATGCGTTACCAATGCCCCCATATTAACTGTTAGCGATACGTTTCCTGTATTGCTAAATATCATTCCAATGGTTAATTCTTGGGATACGACTACCGAACCACCTTCTGCCGGCATTCTATCCGGTTCAGGGTCTGTAAGGTATGCATACAATACTTCACCTTTATCAGGATCTTGTGCAAATAACCCAATTTCAGACATGCGAAAAGCTTCCGTAATTCCATTATTGGTAATAAATGTATCAACGCTTACGATTTTACCTTCTTGTTTTACTACGAAATTCGTAGTCTCCCATTTAGAGGAGATTACATCAGTTAGTACCAATGGATTCGTTGCGTTAACACCACTACCGACTTTAATTTTAGTGAATGTCAGTTTAGTTTTGCCAGCATTTACCTTTGCTTGCAAATCGGCACCGACATCAGTCATGGTTGCATTTGACCATTCTGCCATATATTCCTCCTATCTAACGCTATTATCTAGCGCTACATTAATCTTCGTTTTCTTTGATTCAACGGTGTAAGACGTTACATGAGTATTCAAATTAATACGCCATGCGTTCGTGAAATCACACTTGATATTCACCTTTTTAGATAAACCACACCACCCGGCGAAATACTTATTGAAGTTAATTCGTCGAATAAATTCAATACCATCTAACCAGGACCGTACATTCTTGGCCGTATTAATAGCACGAACAAGTTTAGCAATGTCCGATTCACCAGTTAATGCTGCCGTAATGAGCGTAACCTTGAAATAATAAGGCTTACCGCCATATTCGAACCATTCTGCTATTTTCGAATCAGAATATACAGTTTGTACGGCTTTTTCAACGGCATATGGTGTACCTTTATGGCGGTGAATATCAATTGAATTCTTTACTAATTCACGTTTCGTTGCTATTGGTAATCCACTGTCATAATCATCTACATGTAATTGGTACGCTAAGTGATCAATTACACTCTCTGATTCAGTATCAATCGATGACCACAATAACAGCGTATTCGTGTTCATGAATTCAGCTAGCGTTTCATCCCACGTTTTAGCAATGGCCTTAATTGGCTCCCTGTCAATTGAGGAGGGAAGATGTTCCGCGCTGGTATACTTACTATCACGTATCATTCTTCCTCACTTCCTGCGAACACTACGGCGATTGTATTGGCTACTGCCACACCACTTTGTTCTGCAATCGGAGTAAATACAGGCGCCGTCACTTCAACGCGTTTAATTCCAGATACATCCATGAGCATTTGCACTAATCGACTAGGCACTATATCACGGCCTAATTTAGATTTCTGCCATATTACATAATCATTAACCGCTTTATCTGCCTTAGCTTTTACAACAGTTGCATCGGCGCCTTTTTCAATGTAATACTTAGCGTCGATGTTATATTGTGTAGTAGTAGGTGCTAATACAGTGAGCTTATCAGTCAAAGGTCTACGTTTTTTATCAGACAAATAGTCCGAAATAGTCTTGAGTAATTCTTCACCTGGAATACCACCCCCAGATAGTAATGGATAGATGTTAACTTCCCCAGGATGTGGAGAGGATACACCTACATCGGCCACAAGATGTGATGCTGATTTTGTGAAATACTCATAGGCACCTTCAGGACCAGCCACAGAAAACGATTCAGGAGCTTCATGAATACGCTCACGATAGGCTTCGTCATCTTCTGTATCAGAACCACCTTCAGATAATGTAGTGTTACTCATCGCATCCACATACGCTATAGGGTCAATAATTGTACTTATCTCACCTGGCTTAAATCCATTACCTTGTGAGCCTGTGCGTTGTGCTTCTGCTTTTACGGATCCATTGAGTTGACCAGGTAGAATTACCAAATCCTCAACCGTAGCAAAATATTCACCATCCTCTGTGGATATCCTTGTACCCTTTGGAATAATGACAGAATTCGTACGCACTGCTGACAATGTTGCTTGGATAGTCGTAGTCGCTTTTGTTGCCTGCAGACGCTCAACGGCAGCAGGAACCGCTCCAACGTGGTCCAAGTTATCGCCTTCTGCATAGGCTAATAGATTTTGTTTAGCTGCATAATTTGCATCGTTCAATAATCGGATAATAATTTC